ACCCCAGCAAAGTGTTACCCTTGTTTTGTCAGAATTTGACAAGCTCGATTACGGGTAAAATGTTAAAATCGAAAATATTTGTGCAAATAGTTGCACAGATGTACAAAAGGCTGTACATTTGAGACATCAAACGAAACAAACAAAACCTTTCACACATGAACAACAACACCAACTACGCACAGACCGCCGTCGTCGAAGCCCTCGAGTCCATGCGTTTCATGCTTCAAGCTGACATGGCACGCAACGAGGGAGACAACCCCAAACAGGTTCGCGCCTTCGACGCCGCCCGCGCAGAGTTGCAAAAAGTGCGCAAAGCACTTGACATCTTGCGAACCATTGACATGAAGTAAGCAACACAACTCCCCAACCAACGGCCCCTTCGGGGGCTTTTTTTTTGGCCATGCTTTACTGTAGCTTTGACGCATGAACGACTTGACACCCAAGCAACAGGTAGCATACGCCCGCATCAAGGAGGCGCTGCGCAGTGCTCGACACATCGGCGCCCTTGACGAGGACCTGCTGAAGATGGCGGCATGCTTGACCGTAGAGGTGAGCGAACTGCAGGCCATTATTGACGAAAAAGGTTACACGTATGAGACGGTCAACCGTGCAGGCGACACCATGACCAAGCACCGACCCGAACATCAGATGCTAGTCGAGTCCCGATCCAAGTACCTCGTGGTGCTGAAAGAGTTGGGCATGACGCCCGCAGCTCGCAAGCGCATCGAGGTTGATGTAGAGATTGACGACGAACTGGAGCAGCTGCTGACGTTCAAAGATGCTTGAAGGTGAAGGCCACCAGTATGCGCTCGACGTGGTGCATGGCAAGCTGGTCGCCAGCAAGTACACGCGCAAAGCGTGCGAGCGTTACCTCACGGACCTCGACACCGCCGAGGAGCGCGGCCTAGAGTTCAGGCCAAAGACGGCGCAGGCTTACATCACCTTTTTCCAGCGAGCCATCAGGCATACGGTAGGCGAATGGGACGGCAAGCCGTTTGACCCACTTCCGTGGCAAAAGTTTATCTTGTGGAATCTTTACGGCTGGTTCCGTGAGGACGGCACACGAAGATTCAATTATGCTTATATCACGGTTGCTCGCAAGAATGGTAAAACGACTCTCATGGCAGGCGCTGCGCTCGCTGCTCTTTTCTTTGATCAAGAAAAAGCTGCTGAAGTTTATTTTGCAGCAACTAAGAAAGACCAAGCCAAGATTGGATTCGATGAAGCCCAGCGCATGGTCACGATTTCGCCGCCGCTCAGAAAGCACCTCAAAGCAGGCAAGCACGACATCAAGGCGCCGACGCTCTCGGCGCGCTGCACGTACCTCAGCTCGGAACGCGACACGCTCGACGGACTGAACGTCCACTTTGCAGGCATCGACGAATACCACGCACACACCACCGACGGCGTGGCCAACGTCTTGCGGTCAGGTATGCAGGCGCGTCGCAATCCGCTGCATCTCACAATCACGACGGCTGGGTTCAATCGCGAATCGCCATGCTTCGAACTGCAGAAGACGTGCAAGGAAATACTGGACGGCATAAAGCACGATGACGCACAGTTTGCTATCATCTACGAGCTGGACGATGATGACGACTGGACCGACAGCAGCACGTGGATCAAGGCCAACCCGTCACTGGGTACAGCGCTGCGTGGCCAGCTGCTCGACAGCCAGCTGCAGCAAGCCATCAACCTTGGCGGCTCGCGCGAGGTAGAGTTCAAGACCAAGCACCTCAACAAATGGGTCACGGCATCAAAGACGTGGATACAGGACGAGGTGTGGATGCTCAACAAACGCGAGGCCAACCTCGACGGCCTCAAATGCTGGGGCGGCCTTGACCTTGCAAGCGTGAGCGATATGACTGCGCTTGTTATGGTCTATCCAGAAGACGGCGGCTATCATGTGCGCGGCCACTACTTCCTGCCTGCCGATACTGTGCACCAAGTGCTGGACCGTGACCCGAGTCACATATACCGCACCTTTCTCGACCTGCCAAACGTGCACCTGACCGACGGCAACGTGACGGATTACGCTAGCATTCGCCGAAAGGTGAGCGGCGTGATGAACAAACCCGAGGGCCAAGTGGTTGAGGAGTCGAGCCTGATGCACACGTACAACGTGCAGAAGATTGCCTTTGACAGATACAACAGCACGCAGATCGCCATTGACCTCGTTGACGACGGCGTGCCGCTAGTACCATTTGGTCAAGGCTTTGTTTCCATGAGTTCACCGACCAAGCAGCTTGAGGTACTGGTGCGCACTGGCAAGCTGTGGCACGATGGCGACCCCGTACTGCGTTGGGCGCTCGGCAACGTCGAGCTGAAGATGGACCCAGCAGGCAACATCAAAGCTGACAAACAAAAGAGCGGCGGAAAGATTGACCCAATCGTCGCCATGATTATGGGCATCGGCGAACACATGAAAAGTCCAGCAGAAGACGAGGGCTATTTTGAGATTATCAACCTTTCGTAACTTGCGGCCAATGGCTAACTGGTTTCAACGAATTTTCCAGCGTGACGGGTACCAAGTAGCGTACACAGGTCACCATAGTTTCGCATCGCATTTGCGAGGTATCAGCACGCGAGCAGGCGCCTACGTGGACACTGAGTCAGCCATGGGACTTTCTACGGTGTACGCATGTGTGCAGCGCATCAGCAGCACGATCGCGCAGCTGCACCTCGACGTCATGCGCCGCACTGAGAACGGAGTGCAGGTAAGCGTCGGTCACACCATCCAAGACCTCATCAGCGTAGAGGCGGAGGAAGGATATACCGCATACGACTTTTGGCAGACCTACGTGGCCAACATCCTGATCTACGGCAAGGCGTATGCCATCATCAAGCGCCTGCCGAATGGCGACCCTTACGAGCTTTGCATCGTTAACCCAAAGTCGGTCAAGGAGAAGATGGTTGACGGTGAGGTCATGTACGAGGTCAAGGACCGTGGCGTTTACATGCACGCCGACATGCTGCGCGTCTGCAACCTGTACGGCCAAAGCCCAATCGAATTACACCGCGAGATGCTCGGACTAGCGAAGGCAGCGCAGGACTTTGCTGCGGAGTTTTTCGGCAGCTCAGGCAACATGACAGGCATCTTGTCCAGCAACGAGCCGCTGAAGAAAGAGCAGATTGACATCATCAAAGACAGCTGGAACAACAGCGGCGACCAGCTGGGCACCAAACTGCTACCCTTCGGTTTTAGGTATGACCGCATTGCTGTTGATCCAGAAAACGCGAGCCTAACAGAACAACGCGACTTTTTGAATCAGGAGATATGCCGAATCTTTGGCGTACCGCCGAGCCTTGTGGGTGTGCAGTCGAATGTGACGTACAGCAACACGGAGCAGCAGGCCATCCAATTCGCCAAGTACACAATCGTGCCATGGACTCGGCAGATAGAGCAGGAAATGAATTGCAAGCTGATCGCACCTGACGAGCGCTTGACGCACTTCACACGCTTTGACCTTGCAGACCTTTTGCGAGGCGACAGCGTCAGCCGCGCCCAGTATTACGACACGTTGGTCAAGGCTGGCATCATGAGCATCAACGAGGCACGACGCACCGAGGACATGAACAGCGTACAAGGTGGCGACGCTCACATGGTCCAAGTCAATCAGATTGCGCTGGACAAGCTTGACGAGTACAGCACTAAACTCAGCAGCGGTGTCTAAGGATTATCCACAGGCTGCAGTTAACAACGCCAAGCGTGCGCTGAAGTATGCCGAGGAAAATGGCTGGGGCAGCTGTGGCACGCCAGTCGGTAGGCGCAGAGCATCGCAAATCGCAAGCCGCTCTAATTTGTCGGACGATGTGATCAAGCGTGTCTATAGTTTCCTGAGCCGCCACGCACAGAACGCTGACGTACCGTATGACGAAGGCTGTGGCGGTTTGATGTATGACGCTTGGGGCGGCAAGTCGATGCTGCCATGGGCAAAGAAAAAAGTAGAACAAATGGAAGAGAAGAATGAAAGCCAGCTGTCAGAGCTGCGCAACAAATACGGCGAGAACGTAGAGCTACGGACCGCAGAGGTGCGAGCCGCTGGCGACGATTCGCTGGTCATCGAGGGCTATGCTGCAAACTTTGAGCAGCGCACGGACCTCGGATATTTTAAGGAAGAAATTGCACGCGGCGCCTTTGACGACGTGATGGAAGACGACGTGCGGCTGCTGCTGAATCACGAAGGCGCACCGATGGCACGCACCACGAACGGCACGCTAGAGTTGAGCATTGACGACACGGGCCTCAAGTACCGTGCAGCTTTGGCCGACACGCAAGACGGTCGCGACCTGTACAAGCTGATCAAGCGCGGCGACATCACGCAGTCTAGCTTTGCATTCACGATCGCTGAACAGGAGTGGAGCGAGGACCGCAGCACACGCACCGTGACCAAGATGGCGCGCCTGCTCGACGTGTCGCCAGTCACATACCCAGCGTACCCAACCACGACGGTGGCGGCGCGGCAGATGGCAGAGGTAAAGCCTGAGCCAGTAGAAGAAACTCAAACGATTTCAGAGGCGCAACCTGAAAAGCAGGAAGTGCGTACCTTTGAGCAAACAGCGGAGAAGACCGCAAAACAATTTAAGATTATGAATTTTCGCAACTCAAATGATGCGGCCCGCTACGTCTCTCAGCTTGAGGACAAGTTGGCGAACATCAACGCCCTCGCAGAAACCGAGGAGCGCGCGTTGACTTCTGAGGAATTGGAAGAGACGCAAGAAATCCACAACAAGCTCGAAGCAGCTGAACAGCAGCGCGACGGCTTGGCAAAAAACGAACAGCGCCTCAAGGCTCGTGCCGTTGCACAGGATGCCGTTGTACGAAGCGACAAGGAGGCAATCAAGGCGAACGCCAAGTTTGACTTCGGTAAGGCTTTGCGCGAAGCTGCACAAGGCGGCGTGACTGGCCTCGAAAAGGAGGTGATGCAGGAAGCACGTAAAGAAGCTAGCGCTTTGGGCCTCGGCTTGCGCGGTGACTTCAGCATTCCACAGTCAATGTTGGTTGAAGCTCGTAACGTATACGGTGTTGACTCAGGTGCAGGAGCCGTGGACGATGCAGTCACAACTGTAGCCACTGAGGTAACTGCATTGGTTGGCGCTTTGCGTTCTAACTCTTTGCTTGCAGCTACTGGCGCTACACAGCTCAACGGCTTTGTAGGTGACATCAAGATGCCATCACTGCCAACTGACGCAGCAGAGGAGCCAGCAGAAGGCGCTTCTGTAACTGGCAACACTGGCGCCATGGGTGCACAGACTTTGTCTCCACAGCGCATCGCACAGCAAATGATCGTGACCAAGGAGGCCATTAACCAAACGAACGGCAACATGGCTGCAGTTATCGCTGCTGACTTTGGTCGATCTATCGCGAATGTTCAGGACAAGATTGCTTTGAACAGCATTAGCGGTGTTGGTGGTGCAGCTGCTTTGGCAGGTACTACTGGTCAAATCGTTTTGGCTACTGAGACAGGTACGAATGACTTGGCTGCAACTGATGCCGAGGACATCCGCGACTTGTGGGCAGCTATCACTGCAAACGGTGCAGAGAATAACACTGCATTCGTTTTCCACCCAACTACCTACGCTCACCTCTTGGGTCAAGCAAATGTTGGTTCAGTGAGCGCGTTGATTGAAAATGGTCAAATCTTTGGCTACAACGTGTTGAACAGCGGTTCTGTACCAGTTCAGGATTTGTCTGCTGTAAACGGCGACACTTTGATTGAAGGCGCAGCAGCTTCTGCAGCTGACGGTTTGACTTCTGTCTACTTCGGTTACTACGGTGACTGGACTGACTTGTTCTACGCTAACTGGGGCGGCCTCGACGTAACTGTCGATCCATTCTCAGGTATCTCAGCTGGAACTGTCAAGATTGTAGTTGATACTTTCTTCGACGCAAAAGTTCGACGCAGCGGTTCACTCGGTGCAATGGTCATGGCCAATGCTACTATCTTGAACTCGTAAGAGTAGATTGATTGAATGAGAAAGGCCTCGCAACCATGCGGGGCCTTTTTTTTATCTTGCACCCATGTACTACACTTTAGAGATTACTGGCGCAGCTGCCGAGGCCAGCATCGTCAGCACCGCCGACCTCAAGACATTTTTGCGCGTAGACCACAGCGACGAGGACACGCTGATCGAGGCGCTACGCAGTGCGGCCATCGAGTACGTGCAGAATTATTGCAACGTGCAGCTGGGCGACGTTACGGCGGTCATGTATCTCGACGAGTTCCGTGGTACGTGGGAAATTCCTGTTGGCCCTGTGCGCAGCATCACCAGCATCGTCTACAACAATACGCCGAGCACGACGCTCACCTTGAGCACGTCGCAATACTACACCGACCTCAAGCGCAAGCCAGCACGCATCACCACCATCTCACCGCCGACTGTGCATCCTGACACGAGCAACGGCGTGCAGGTGACGATGGAGTTAGGATACCTTGAGGCCGAGGTGCCTGACGGTTTGATTCACGCGGTCAAGCTGCTGGTCGCACACTTCTATGAGAACCGCAATATCGTCGTGGTAGGTACAAGCACAGCAGAGGTGCCTAACCTGATCCACAGCTTGCTCAATCCTTACCGCGTAATTTCTGACCGATGAGGATAGGCAAGAGCGACCGACGCATAACGGTGGAGCGATACACCACGAGCACGAACGCATACGGCGAGCGCGTGCAGACATGGAGCACCTTGCTAACCGTATGGGCCGAGCTGATGAAGACGGGCGAAGGCATGAACGAGCGCATCAGCACGAACCAAGACATGCCGATTCAGCGCGTGCGGTTCAAGGTTCGCAGCAGCAGCGACAGCCGAGGCATCAAGGCTGACGACCGCGTGCTGTACAATTCGAAGTATTACAACATCCAAGGCATTGAGGAGGTTGGCCGACAGGACCAGCTGGTTTTGCTTTGTCAAATCACTGGCACCTGATGGCACGCGGCAGCTTAGAAATGAAAGGCGCAGGTACTGGCTTTGAAGGTATCGGCGTAGACATCAAGCCGCTGATGAAGCAGCTGGAGCATATGCGCAAGCAGATAGCCGACAAAAATGTACAGCGCCGCATACATCGCGAAGTGGGCAAGCTGTATAAGGACGAGATGCAGGCGAACATCAAAGACGCGCGTGAGGTCATTCGCATACGCCGAGGCAAGCAGAAAGGCCTTGACATTCCGATTGGCACACTAAACCGTTCGGTGCGCGTGTGGTTGATTGACAAGCAGGCCAATACTTATTGGGTCGGTCCTCGCGTAGGTCGTCGCATGTCGATTGACGAAGATGGATGGTTTGCAAACATCGTTGAAGGCGGCGATGCTAAATTTGGAGAAGGCCGAAACAAAGGCGTGTTTGAGCGGTCCATTCGCAATAAGCGCAGCGAAGCATTTACAATGATGCGAACCAAGTATCAGAAGGCTATAAACAAGGCAGCAAAAGCAAAGAAGAAATGAACGCAGGTAAGGCAGTATATGGAATCCTAAGCGCCAACAGCGGCGTCACTGACATTGTTGGCACGCGCATATTTCCTGAGATTGCAGAGCAGGAGGCGGTGACGCCTTTTGTTATTTATCAGCTGCAAAGCGTGGCTCCTGAAGATACGCACGACGGACCGTCTAAGCTTGACGAAGTACGCTTTGAATTCCTGTGCTATGCCGACAGCTACAACGCGGCGGCTGACTTAGGCGTGGCGGTCCGTGCTGCACTGGATCGTGTTAGCGGAACGTACAACGGCGTGCACGTTGAAAGCGTCCAGTTCAATGACGTTGACGTGGAGATTGAGTACGACCCACGGCGATACAGTCAGGTGCTGAAGTTTACCTTTCGCATCAAGCGCGACGACGTGACCATCGCCTTGGGTACGCCAGTGACGGGTGCGGTGCTTGGCGACCTCAGCGACGTAGATGTGACTGGAGTTACGAACGGTCAGCTGATTGCATACAACAGCACGAGTGGCAACTGGGAGGCGGCGAATGACGCAGGAGGTGCAGAGGAGTTGGATGATCTGAGCGACGTAAAGATTGTAGGCACACCGAGCGAAGGCGACGCGCTTGTATACCAAAGCGGATTTTTCCAATTAGGTCAAGCAGGCGCAACTACACTGGGCGACCTAAGCGACGTGAACACTACAGGCGCGGCTGCTGGTTCATTGATTTCATACAATGGCGTTGACGGCTGGGAGATAAGTGCAGGCGAGTTGCCAAGTGATCAGGTGTATTACCACAACCGTTATGCAAGCGAAGCGGAAACGCTACTGGACGGCGCTACGGAAACGGTGGAGCTGTACTATACGGCACAGGCTGACGGCGACGGTTTGCATGAGGACGCGCAGACGGACACGGCAACAACGGGCTTTGACATTCGCCGCAAGCTGTACTATGCAGAGAAGGCGCAGGCCGACCCTAACACCAGCGGCGATTGGACGCAGTTTACAGCCATTGCCGATAACACGACATTTGCCAATGCAAAGGCGGCTTTATTGGCGTACTTGA